GAAGCGTTGCCACATCTAAGAGTTCTTCTTTTGTCTCTATATTTGGCAGAAAGATTGTTGCAAGACAACACGTTTCGTACGGTTCCAAACTCTGCTCAGCACACGGATTATAGCCTTCGATATGAGGATCAGGATACTGCGTCTCTCCTAGCCTGCCACACTTCTTCGAAAGGCGCATGTTGATAAGACCATATGGCTCACCTTTGTTCTCATAGGTGGACCAGAAGTAATCGTGCAAGTCTCTGATATCATCACATGCGACTGAGTTATTACTCATCCCTCTCCATGAAGGAATGTTACCTAAAGACCATGTCTTTGCGAGAAGGAACTCCACGTCATCCGGATCACCAATCGCAATCTGGGCAGACCTGCGGACATTACCGGCGACGATAATATGGCCGATGATATTCATGATGTCAAGACAATCGATCGGGCGAACCTTCTTACCACTACGCTTAATTAAAATCTCGGAGATCTTTCCGATACCCCATACAAGATCCTCAGGGCCAGATGCGACTCCTCCAAAGCCTTTAATTGGGGTGCCTTTTCCTCGTACAACTTGAGTGGAATATGTAAACGTACCCTTTTCAGCTCGCTCTGATAGAAATGCAGCTTTAAGAGTCTTTGCCAAGAATCTGACCCACCCTTCGCGGCTATCTGGGATAATAAAGTCGGCCCCACCGTTGTCAACTCTTGTTGGTGCCTTGAACCACTCTCTGACTGCTGGTATCTTTTCAACGTTGTGTCTCTGGATATTGTATCCAACACCTGCTCCTAGTGCTAACATATCCATGCACCAAGTAAATGGCACAATCGGATGATTGACAGTTGTGAACGCACAGTTCTGAAGACTTGCAAGACCTAAGCGATCCACAGTCGTCGTCCCTAATTGCCACTTAAATCTACCTGCAACACTCCCTTTAAGGCTCATCGAGTAATACTTAAGGCGTCTCTCTTCTTCCTTAGTAAAACCACAGTGAAGCTGCTCATCACACGCTCGTATTTCTCTGTCAGTCGTTTCTTCATACTCCTCAGTACGATCTGTACCTAGCACTTGCCGAGAATATGTACGCTTATACGTAAGGTACCCAACAGAAGACCACGGAGTCTCAATCTTACCATTCGTGGGCGGAGTCTGTTGATCTTTTCCTTTTGAGCGCGGACTTTTTGAGCCTCTTTTTGTTGTAGTCATTATCTTCCTCAAACTGCGTTATTGTTCCATTATAACAGGTACTGCACGTGTACGGTTTCCCCGTATCTTCTTCGATGTCTTCATGCCATCTGTTAAGACATGCTGGACAGATGTTAGTAGACATTCTCTCTTTCGCTTATCATTCAATCCTCGATGGATAGCATTTCATTTACGAGCTGTTGAAACGACCAGACTGTCAGCGGCACTAGCTTGTCACCTGCCTTCTTAAACAGTCGCACTTTCTGCTGCTCTGTATCTACAATAAACCGATATTTTTCTCTATCGGTGTTAAAGCCGTGCATTTCAGAGATCATCAAAAGATTCTGTTCCCATGTATTCTGAGGCTGTTAATCTTCCAGTTACATGGTCATAAGTAGCACCAGGTACTGGCCCTGTAAGACCAATTGTTCTTGATTTCAGAACTGACATTGCAATTGCATTTCGTGTAGTCTCGTCTGCTGCAGTCATATTTCTACAGAATGCCAGAATGTCAAATGAGATTTGTTTAATCGAGCCTGAGCCTCTGATATCATCCATCGTAGGCATACGACCTTCCTCAAAGGACTTACCGCCGGTCGAGACTTTGCGCAGGTGACTTACAAGACCAACCCAAACAGGGTGACGCTTTACAAGCCGTAGCAGGTGATTCATTACAAGGTCAATTGCCTCATTCCCTGTTTTACCTTCAGCACCTTCTGACACTAAGATAGTTACGTGATCAATGAACAAGTACTCGCATCCAAGCAAAGCCATATACTCAAGCTTCTCTAGCACAGAATCGTCTGAAATAGAGCCTTGGTGATCAAGCACTACTACACGGTCTGATCCGAACACTTCATCGAAACCAACCTTGAGATCATCATCAGATATCTCTTCATTTGAGGGGTTCCGACTAATAGCCATTGCAGCTAGCTTAATACCAGTCTCACCAGGTGACTCTTCGAGCGAGATGATACCAATCTTTGCCTTTGTAGTCTTGATAATATGCAGCATTATCTCACGTAGCAAGGTCGACTTACCGCTACCTGTTCCACTACAAAACAAGGCGATTTCACCCGGACGCATACCTTTGATCTTACCGTTGACACCCTTCATACAATCAGGGTAGGGTACGCTAGGAACTGAATTGCGTTCGCTAATTTGTTTCCAGATGTCTTCTTTAGAGATTATACCAGCTGGTGAATATGATGTTGAATCCCAGATTATCTGATTTAACCTTTCAAAGCCTTCTTTTGTAAAGACATCACTTGCGTCCTTGTGTACACCAGGATTCCATACCTTTACTTTATCCGGACCAATGATCTTAATAGCCTTCTGAGTGGCCTTCTCACCAGCTTCGTCATTATCCAGACATAACACAACTTCTTTGAAGCTACGAATCCAATCTCGATTTTCCAAGAGTGTCTTCTCTGCTGCCCCTGAAGATGATACGCTAACAACAGGGTAGAATTTGCCGTACTTTAAATACGTGGCCTGAGCAACACTGAGTGCATCTAATTCGCCTTCAGTAATGATCAGACGCTTACCGCCGCCATTAAATTGATCTTTACCGAAGAGACTGTGTACTGCAGGCTCACCAATCCACGTAAATGTCTTCGGGAGTGTTCTGCACTTATAGCCAGTCTCATTAGCGTAAGGGTAATAGTGTTTATCAATCTCACCGTCACCTTTGTAGCTAACCTTCACATTGAAAAACTCACATACTAGCTTTGTGATATTTCTCTCTTGGAAGCCGCGCGCTTTAAACGTTTTGACCTCTGCCAACGCAGCTGCTCGAGACTCTTTACTCTGAACGACTTCAACTTTTGGCGCAATGTGGGGTTCGTTCGGGTCTTGGTCTTTTTTGAAGAAAGTACTACAAACAAAGCACCATGAGGTTCCTTCTTCATAGATTTGTCTGCCGTCTGAACTCTTACAGTTTGGATTCAGGCAGGGTTGGTTGTGCGTTACTATCTTTCCCATTAGAAATGCTCATAAAGAATTGTGCTAAGAACATCAATGAGATGCCCATCAGCAGAGTATCAGAGGACTCTGGATTTGCTTTTGCAAATGCTACAAATGCGCCCTGAATCAGCAGGCTAAGACCTACTAATCCTAAGAGGACACCTATAAACTTAAACATCTGTTATTTCCTTCCTTGGTTTATCTGCACCAACCATTTGCATTGCCTTTGCTAGACGCTGCTTATGGCGTTCTGTTATCGGCTCCTTGACCGCCCAAGACACCTTGTTGATCAAGAGATTATACCACTTGTCTTGTCGATAAGGCGCTTCTACATGTAATAGCGACCATGATTCGGCGTAGCTCAGTGTGCCCTTGCTGTGATACTGCTCAATGGCAATAAATTCAAAACCTTCTTTGCCAAAGTTCTTGACTGATGCACTCAATTCTTTGCTGGACGAGATATACCATCGCCAGTTCATATCAGTCTGTTGTCGGCGAACAGTCCCTTCTACTTTCTTAAGAGTAGTAAAGTTCTTCTTACCTAAATAAATCTTATTAGCATTGTTGTCTACGATAACGTAGATAAATCCAATGAAACCTTTTCCGCCGAGATCTTCAGGGAAATCCCAGTGCCCATTACCTCTGTAATCTCTTGCATCTACACGCGAATTGGCCTTACCTTCCAGACTAACTACGCTACGAACTCGCTGAGTAACCACAGGAACAACATTAAGAGGCTTGTGGGTATAGCCAACAAGGTCATCAGGTAGCTTAAACTTTGGTTTCTCCTTATCACTCTCATCCATAGTCCTCCTTCAACTGCTACCGCACCCGAAGGCACGGTAGCGAGTCTGTTACATTAAGCGTGCACGAATATCCTCGAATGGTGTCCTGCGAAGCAACTTTCCATCCTCGAATACAATCTTCAACTCGCCAAGCGCCTCTTCCTCTGGCGTCTGGTTGTCATAGAGCACGTACTCACCGTTCAGCAGCTCCACCCTTAACAGCCCTTTGGCAGACTTCTTTATGCCGTCGTCTGTCTTTGGATTCTTAAAGATGTCCCTGCGAACATTGTTTACAGAGCCTGACGTGGACTTGATAGCAGCACCAAGACTGTCACGAGTGCTGTAATTGTATGTGTATGAACCGATGCCGAACACACAGTTACAGCTTGCATAGCCCATATCCTCAAGATTAGAGAGGATCTGATAGGCACGTCTAGGAGTAATAGAATCTCCGTAAATAAGACCGACGTGCTTGTCCAGAACCATATAACCAGCTTCGGTCATAGTGGTTCCGAAACGCTCTGCAAGAATCCGTACAGCGCCTTTCCACTCATTGCTCCCTACAGGTGCTTTTGGATCACCGCAGATGATCTTCACAGGGTCACCAGAGTCAGGCCTGAACACAACCTTTCCGTCGCGAGCCATGATCTCTTCTTTCAGTGATGGCGCTGTTACTGCAATCACACTCCAGAAGTCCCATGTATCAGAGACGATTGACACGATACCTGATGGATACACTTCGGTAATAAGACGCTTGATAGTCTCGCGTTCACCGGCCTCTTCACCCAAGCACATTACTGAGTGCTCAGTTGCAGGTACACTTCCACCAAGCAGTCCCTTCGCATTGTAGAAGTACTCAATTGCGTCGAGAGCTGTCACTGTATCCGTTCCGTAGAACGAGGTCAAGTGCGCAGTGCCAGTCATTGCCGCATCCACAATACCCGACATGCCACGCATCGAGAAGTCATGCCCTTGCCAATCCACAAAGTCCAGCGGTGCTCCTGTGCGTATTGCGAACGTCTTGAAAATCTGACGATAGTGATTCGCTATCGTGGCATTCAACATCTTTTTCCACAGCTCCGAAGATAGAGCCGACTCGACATAGTTCGTGAGCCAGTAGAAAGACGAAATAGTCTCCCTAATCGTAAACACAGGAATTCCTGGATTCACTTTAACACCCTCCGGCAGCGCCTTGATTCTCAGCGGAATATAGCCAAGCTTGTGCAAAGCAGCTATGTGTTCAACTTTGAAATCACAGAACAGCGATGTGTCCATTCTGTTCTTGTACGCCGGAACAACCTCCTCAGCTGGCATATTGAAGAACGTATCATTGAACATCTCGATGAGATAGTAGATAATCAGCATCTCGAGGCCATAAAACACGAACTTCCCGTCATACATGCTCCGTTCCACGTTCATGTGTTTGTCACTTCTTGGCGTGAAGTTGGAGTATACACCCGTCGTACCCTTAGGGTACTGAAAGATGTGGCCCGACTTGTAGAAGTCTATGGCGTTTATTGCTTTTACTTTAAACATTTTGATACCTTTCTTAACAGAAAGTTTTGTGAGCACTTTAATATTGGCAGCTCACTACTCCACATATGAAACCTTTATACCATTCTTATGGCAAAAGTCTAATTCTTCTTTCACACCTCTTGATACAGACCAACCCTCCAGCTTGAGTAGATGCATTTCATCGCACCGCTTCAAGAGATCCAGCGAAAGATCACCCCAGAATGCAAAGTCGTTAGGCAACTCATGAAGCTTCACGACTGGATGAAAGAACATCGGAGTGATACAGTGTTTACCAACTTGCATTAGCTTTGCTGCATATGCGTATACGGCAAACATTCGAGTCTCAATTACGACAGGATATGGACTGTAGTAAGGTGCTGCTATGTAAATCATTGTCTCTCCAGGAAGCTGTTAGTACACCAGACATTTTGAATCCCTGCATCGTGCAATACCTCCAGACCTTTGCTGAAGATACCATGCGATACATACAGAGAGATTGACGCAGGCTTGAACTCCCGTTGAAGCAGTTTAGCTGCCTCTATGAACGTCCTGCCGCCATCACAGATATCATCTACGATCAACAAGTGCTGACCTTGTACACTACTGTTGAAGACATTATCGACAGTGAGTCCAATAACCTCTCCTGTCTTTAAGTCCCGAAGCTTATCCAGCTGAATGACACACGAATTGAGCTTTGAATGCCTCGCGAAGTGTGAGTAGACCTTTGCAGCCGCCCCTTTGTCAGGTGCAACCATAACAGGACTATTCGTGTTAATGAAGTCACGAACATCTCTGTGCTGCCACATGAGTTCATGCTGTGGCACTGCAATAGCATTGTGCAGATACTTCAGAACCATTGGCGAATGTGGATCGTCCACTATGACATCGTTGAAGTGCATGCTGTTGATCAGTTTGGCAAATACGGAAACGCTTAAGGACTCGCCTTGATTGCAAACACGATCTTGCCTTGCATACGGAAAGTATGGCAGAATCAAACTGAACTTAGTGCAATCAACAGTACGCTGAAAGGCATCTGACATCATCAGCAGTGTCATTACGTCGTCAGAATTCTTTAGAAAAGCCTCTATGACGACCTCATTACATTGCTTTGGAACAGTCCCGATATTAACACCCATTTCACCGCCAGGGAACTTCCATACTTTTGAATCTTTTACTACGGAACCATCCACAACGATCTTGATCACTTGATTCACCCCTTAGGCTGAGATTATAAAGAGAATTGCCCATATTACAGCACCTACAACTGCCACCCATGCAGCGCCCTTGATTGCGCCCATTACAAAATCTAAGAGGAAGCAGCCCTCCTCTTTATCAAAAATAGCGTGATAGAAGGCACTGATAATAAGCACGAGAAGCGCTAATTTGATGGCGTTTGTTTCCATCAATCACACACTAACTCATACTTATACTGAGTGATCGTCTCCTCACCGACAACCACTCGTCTGCAGTTTTGAGAATCCTGCTTCACATGCGCAAAGACTGAGAGTTTCAGATACTCAAAATCAAAGTGATAGTCTATATTGAAGGAGCCTGGATACTCGTTAGAGCTGGTCCCCTTTGGGTCTAGACTAATAAGGAATTCCAAGACTTCTGTAAGTTCCTCACATTTGAACCCCTCGAGACCATACAGCGAAAGGTATGCTGTATAACGCGGACCAGTTAGGGAAGGAGTGGAAAACTTGCCAGGAAACCTCTTGTTAATCTTCCAGACAAGATCTACCATCTTTGGAGTGTTCTCCATTATCTTGCTATAAAGTTCATTTGCCTTTTCGACGAAGGGTACAATCTGAATACTCTTCATGACTTTCTTGCTAACAGCTCTCATCGTATTTTCTCACTCTGATATGCGCGGTTGCGGAAACTAGCGGTTTTTGGCCGCACTAAGCCGAAACTGGCAAAGGCGGCTATTCGTATAACTGAAACTTTCGGGGTAGCTGAGGGGCCAGTGACCCCTAGGGCCACCGGACTGTCCTAGCCTAACGAAAATTTTGGCTTTCCCGTCTTGGGATTTATCTCGGCTTCCTTTGCTATTTTCTCTTTGAGGAAGTCGAACATTAAGGGCGGTTCTACTGGACGAGGCTTGAGGCCTAGCTCAATCTCCAGTTTGTCATTTGCAATTTCAAGCTGATGGGTGAGATTGTCATGTCCAAGCAACTGTTCCCATGGAGTGACTTTCTTTACCACATTCTCCGTAGGAGGCTCCTTCAAGAAGTCTTCGGAAATCTCAGGAGCTGGCACGTAAGGTGTATACGGACAAACGTTCCAACCGACCAGACTAAACTCGTCATTCATTGTCTTCTTAAGGTAAATCAGCTTACCGTTGAAGATCAGTTCTTCTTCCCATGTGTTTCCAAAGTAGCTCTGATACGCCTCTGTTACTGTGTACTGAAACATCGGTTCTGTATTGAAATCAGCTAAGTATGCCTTTGCTTTCTTTGGGCCAATCTTTGGAATCCCTTTGATGTTATCTGTAGGATCACCTTGCAGAAGCTGCTCATAGTAGAAACGTGTAGCCTCCATCTCAGTAACAGTTAGAAACTCATTCTTATGCATCAGGTAATGTCGACCTGGCATGCAACGAAGATCTTTATCAATGCTACAAATAACGTAATCTTCACCTTGCATAACGCACTCTTGCTGCCAGATTCGAAGCAAGTCATCTGCCTCTTGGCCGTCAGCAGCGACTGCCATCCCTGCTTCTACTGCCATCTTTCTCAATAACGGAACAAAGGGGTTCCGTTTAGAGGGATCTGCATGCCGATTTGCCTTATAGTCGGGATACATATCATTTCTAAAATTACCTTCACCCTTCACAGCCATCTTGTACTTATCTGTAAAGCAGCACTCGCCTAGCTCAATTACGATCTCTTGAAACTTTAGCCACGCATTATTAAGATATTGCTGATCTTGATCTGGCGTAAAGACCGGTTGTTCTAGACTAACGATTGTGACACCATTACCATTTCTGTAGCGACTCTCACAAGCCATATATGCGACGACATCACCGTCTATTAGTGCCGTAGTCATATTTCATCCTCGCTAGAGTTAACGGCGTCCTCATGTAATTCAGAACACCTATGACTGAAGTGTTCTGTTATAAAGATCTGTAACTCTTGCATGCTTTGAAATACACATTTCTCGGACGGTCTGTATCCTCTCGCATCGTCATAACAGTCCATTACGATGAAGCCATTCTCAGCTGGCTCTATTGTTATTCTTATATTAGATTGCATTATTTATTGTACCATACAAAGTGGGTGGCCCACTCGGGTCGTGTTGTATATCCAAGAGGATGTTGGTTTGAGTACCCATCTTTCGTTGCAAAGTAGCCAATACCGTCATCTGGACCAAAGCATATAGTATCCATCTCTATGTCTTTGTTAAGCTCAATTAGCTCTGCAAAGTCCTCAATAGGCGTAAGCAGCAGACCGCTCTTTCTGAAGATGGCGTCATAGTTAGACCTATACGCATCACTCGTCTGCTTGGTCTGTAACTTTTCACCAGTGTGAGGATTTCTATCAGTTAATTTCCGGGACAATTTCTTTCTCCAATACTTTTCCACATTCAACTGCTAGCAGATTTCTAGCCGCCTCGTGCAAGTGTATATTTGCATCACACAGCTGATTCCGCATGTCGCCTGTCGGGGTCGTTAAAATCAGCGGACCAATCTCGTTAATACACAGATCGATTACTTTCCTTACTGCTTTGAAATCCATCAATACTCCTTTGAATGGCCTGCCCTGCTGGATTCGAACCAGCTACCCCCGCCTTAGAAGGGCGGTGCTCTATCCAGATGAGCTAAGGGCAGTATGTGGTCCCCGGAATCGGACTTGAACCGATATGACCAAAGTCGAGGGATTTTAAGTCCCTTGTGTATACCAATTCCACCATCCGGGGTGTTGATCAGTCTTTTCTTTCCAGACCGTTACGTACGGTACTCATGAATTCTCGAGCCGTCTTCCAGCTTGGACCATTCCTCTCGTAAAGACCAGAGGGCAGACTCGGTGTTCTCAAGGATATCGATTGTTACATGTGATTCGTAGTAAATTGCATCCATTGACGCTCCTATTGGTATTTAACACTTACAATTTCAGGATTTCGTCCCTTATAATACAGCATAGCGCGTCTCTTTGCTTCTTCATGCTGATCTTTCGAGTCACCATTAATGAACTCAGTCCGAATAATCTGTTGGCGGAAGCCCTCAGCATTCGTAAACCACAGACACACTGAGTAGGCCTCCATCAAACTGCCTTTTTCACAAACAGTGTAATCGTGTTTGCCAGCTTATCGCGCTCAGTTCTCCAGCGCTTCGTGTTGTCAGGCTCCTTACCAATAAGCTTATCCGCAACATTGCAGATAGCGGAATGGAAAGACTTAGCCTTTTCTTCATCAAGCATGCTGGTAAAGAACACATGACGACCACCCTTTTCTGCGATCCGCTTTACATCACGGTCAATGTTCGCTCCGGACCAGTCAAATTTCTTTTGACGCACAACACCGGTGGCGCCTTTACGTGTCTTAACGTTGTAACGGTTCGGATTCTTCTCAGGCTTCGCGACCTTCAGCTTAGGTTTAACGCTAAGAGGTTTGCGAAGCATGGTTATTTCATGATTCGGGAGTAGGATACGAGCGATGTCTATCAGCGCCATAATAACTCTTGCTTCGTCTGCTTGTGTCAACTGTGTCATTTTTATTCTCTTAAGTTTAGGATTTTTCAGATATAACTTCAGTCTCTAGAATCTTAACTGAAGCCTTGTCTCTAATAGTTATCTTATAAATTCTGTTCGCATAGAAATTAGGCATTTGCTTGTCTATTCCAACTAATGACAACGCCCAAATAAAGATCGAAAAGATATCACTAGATCTATTAGAAAATGTATATGTCTTATACAGCTTTTCTTTATACTTTGGATTGGTGTATGTATAACAAATCGAACCATCACTTGCGATCAAACCACGCAAGAACATCTCAGGGAATTCTTCTACAATTTCCTTTTGAAAATCTGCTAACTCAATTTTACGATCGTGCTTAAAGCCGGTCCCATACTGCGGGAATAAATCCATAAAGTTAGTTACTGTAAGTTTCAGATTAATACAACCTTCCCTGTCTTGCTCTTGTACTGGTCTTTCAAAGACACATTCCATCGCTGTAACAGTCTCAGATATGAGATTTAAGTGCTTCATATCTAACGCTATTGTTAGTCTATAGTGTTCGCAAGTAGGATCTTTGTAAATCGAACCATCACCTAAGTACAACCCTAAAAGGAACGAATAAGCTTTCCTGCGCTTAACTTCCATAATTATCTCCAAATGGTGATCCCGATTGGATTTGAACCAATGACCAACACCTTATGAGGGAGCTGCTCTTACCACTGAGCTACAGGACCACTGCTACAATTAAACTACTTAACGATTACCTACGGGTATTTCCCTACGACCATCAAGGCCGCTTGCATGGCCACGACCCCAGGGCGCATAGATATTGCGCTCAAGGGCTTTGTGGTCAATGTAATACACACGCGATACACCGCCCTTGTATGTGCTTCTCAAAGAGTGGTTTTGCAGGACCATTGCCTTAACAGCCTTTGTAGGAATAATGGCCGGTAGGACTGCCTGCGCAGAGTTGCCTGTGTCTTTGATCATTTATTACCCTTCTTTGTTTGTTTGCGGACTTTCTTGCTGCGCTTGATCTGATCTCCCTTGAGTTGGAATGGTTGATTGTGTGGAGCCTTTGGATGATTTTTTGCGCTGTCGCTCATTGCTTCTCCTATCAGTGTACATAGAACCTGGATCAAACCCGAACTTTTCTTTTACTTCCTTGCGGTAATAATCGTCCGCATACTCACCCATTATGCTCTCCAGCCGTCTGGGAGAGAGCAATTAGAGGGTGCTTCAGCAAAGAACGGCGCTATTTGTGCTTCAGTGAAACCAGCTAAGCCACATCCAACCTTTGTAACATTGAACTGTAGCTCAGGATGCATAGTTGCGTAACGCAGAAAGACCTCTATATGATACGAGACCTCTGCCAGCGACATCTTTATCCACTTAGTCCGCTTTGTAGGCAGTGCATATGAGTTTCCAAAGTGACCTATACCTTGACCATATACTGCCCCATAGCTATCAAGCGCATCTTTAGCAGCACCACGCTCATGACGGCCTTCCAGATTACTTCCAAATACGAAGATCACCTTTGAAGCTCCTTTTCTATACTAGCAGGGACGCCGCCTATAGACAGATATTCAGCATCTTCTAGTCCCCGGACGGTGTACCGATCTTGCCCCCAGCAAAAAGTTATTGTAGGGGCCTTGAATAGTGACTTCACCCTCCACCAAAAAGTAGGCACTAATATTACCGTGCTCCATTCACAGCGATTGAAGGGTTCTTTCATAGCTCATTTCCAAATACGAAGATCACTTAACCTCCTTATTAGACGATTTAATCTCCACCAGTACAACTTCGGGAACATGATACGCTTCAACTCAGTAATACGTCTTGACAAAGCGTCCGTCATAGAACTCCTTTCGAGGGCGTATCCAAACGTTACCGTTTCGCAATGCCCCATTCTTTGATGCTTCAACGTACACCACAGAGTCCTCTAACGTACTTTCAATCTTGCCGAACGCAAAGACAAGGTAAAGATTTCCTGTGTTGAGATGCTCTACAATGTCACCTAATCCAAACTCTAGTCGCTCGGCTGCTATACCCATTAGTATACCTCGTGCTTCTGCGTTGGATCAAACTTAGAAGTCAACTCGTGCAATTGCTTAGAATTGATCAATTGTTTGCTATAAGCGTTGCATAAAATCCGACTAATTTCTCTGTTCCAGATACGATGCGTAATTTTCAAGATTAATTTATTAATGTACTTCATACCAGTTATTTCCTATCTTAGCCTCACCGTCCATGATCTCTACGCCGAATAACTTAGGACCATCGATGAATGCTTGCTTGCTGATTTTAGCTGCCGCCTCTGCATGCTCTTCAGGGACCATAAAATCCTCTTCGTCATGCATCATGATACAAGGTTGATACGGAATACCAGCCTTTTCCAGACCTTCCATGGTCAGCATTACTGCGGCTGAGCATGTAGCCTTCTCTGCAGCCTGGAGAAGATATACGAGAAGCTTATGGAATG